TTGCTACAGAAAACCAAATACGGCTACAAAATGCTTCCTGCGTGGATGCGTGTGCGTGGACCAGACCTACTATCAGACAACCAACTAAAAATGGTATTTGCTAATGATTCTGCCATTGAGTCTTTGCCATCTGGAAATGACCCTGCTCGTGGTGAATCCGTATATCGAGTAATCATTGACGAAATGGCATTCTTGCCCAACGCTGAAGAAGCGTGGGCATCAATTGAACCAATTGCAGACGTTGGTGGTCGTGTTATTTGTCTAAGTACAGCCAATGGCGAGGGCAATATATTTCATCAATTGTGGGCTGGCTCTCAGACTGGGACAAACCGATTTACTGGAATTTTCTTTCCTTGGTCTGCTGGAGACCGTGACCAAGATTGGTATGAAGCCAAGAAACGTGACCTACCTGACTGGCAATTGGCACAGGAATACCCGGATAATCCAGAAGAAGCCTTTATCCGCTCTGGTCGTCCAGTCTTTGACCTAGAGGCTCTGAGACAAATAAATGTTGTTGACCCAGAATGTGGTTATCTGAAAAATGAGATTGGGAAAAATGTGTTTACATTTATCAATGACGGTGGTGAATTGTCAATATGGGACTTTCCAACATTAAACGAAAACTATGTCATTGGTGCTGACGTTGCTGAAGGTCTTGGTCACGGAGACTACAGTTCCGCACATGTCATTTCTGCGGACACAGGTTTAGTTGTAGCCCATTGGCACGGTCACATTGACGCAGACTTATTTGGAGAACAGGTGCTCAAGGCATTGGGTTATTACTACAATCATGCCCTAATTGGTGTTGAGTCAAACAACCATGGGTTAACAACAATTAAAGGTCTTCAACGTGTTGGCTACAGGAACACATACCGTCAACGCAAAATGAATGCCAGAAATCCAACCCCTAGTGAAACTATGGGTTGGAGAACCACAGCCGTTTCTAAACCGTTAGCAATTGACGAGTTGAATGCCTCAATCCGTGATGAATCCATATTGCTGTATGACTTCAAGACTATTGGTGAACTTCGTTCATTTGTGCGTGAGGCTAACGGAAAGATGCATGGTTCTCCACATGACGACCGTGTTATGTCTTTAGCCATTGCCAATCAAATGCTGAAGTATGTTTGGCTTCCAGAATATAGGTACGACCCAGCACCACCAAAGAATACTTTGGGGTGGTGGGAACAGCATCTAATCAAAGAAAAAAAAGAGAAATCTTTGCCAATTGGAGCATTTAATATCCGTGGGTAACGGATAGGTGTATCTTTATGAAAGAATTTCGCTGTTTGGAGTGTTTGTCAACCTTTGAGTCAGATGAATTGCCCCGTCGTGGCTCAATTTGCTTCAAATGCCATGTCAAAACAATTCGCCTAGGGTTTACCTACGGTCAGGAAGACTTTCACGGACCAACCGTTAAAGAACGGGCTGATGAGCAGGTTCGTGTAGCCAAAGAAGCCGGCATCAATGCCGAGCCTGTCGGAAGTCGTTGGATTTGAGATGGAGATGGTCGTGGTACCGATTTTGGTTGCAATCATCTCGGGACCACTCGTTGTCATCTTGCAAAAGTTGCGTAAAGAAAATACGGAACAACATGCCGAAGGACGAATCCTCCTCAAAATGATTGGCAATAAGGTTGACAAAATTGGAACTAAGTTAGACCAGCATATTGGCTGGCACGAAGGGCAGAACGACTAATGGCACGTACATCTAATTCTGAAATCATTTCTCGATACAGGTCAAAGATTGAACAGTCAAAGCGTTGGAGGCGTGAAGAACGTTATGACGACCTTTGGGCACGAATGATTGACATGTATCGTGGTAAACATTTCAAAACAGAGACAGAAGAAGACCGACTCTTAGTAAACATTGCATTTGCAACAATCAACGTAATTTCGCCAAGCGTTTCAGTTAACTATCCAAAGATTATGGTTAATGCTCGTAAGTACGAAGATGCTCCACGTGCGGTTGTGACCGAAGCGGTAGTTAACTATTGGTGGAGACATTATGAATGTCAGAAAGAATTCCGTACAGCCGTAAAAGACATGCTTGTTATTGGTCACGGATTCTTGAAGACTGGTTATCGTTTTGTTGAAAAACAAACTGGCGACCATGAGGTGTCTGACGAACTCGCTTCGGCAGCACCTGAATCAATTACTGAGTCAGATTTTATTATCACCGAAGACAGACCGTTTGTTGAGCGAATCTCACCATTTGATATTTTTGTTGACGCAGATGCAACTTCAATGCAGGACATTCGTTGGATTGCACAGCGTGTTCGTCGTCCATTAAAAGATGTAAAAAAAGATAAGCGCTATAACTCTGCTGCACGAAATGAGGCAGCACCTTCGCATTACTCAAAATGGGGTATTGATGACTGGCGTGGAACTGTACGTCCACGTCGTAGCGAAAGCGAAGAAGATTCGTATGTTGAAATATGGGAATACTACGACATTGAATCAGGCAAAATGTCTGTGTTCTGTGACGGTGGAGATAAGTTCCTTGTTAATCCAACCGTAATTCCATTTGCATTTGGTCATCCATTTGTAATGTTGCGTAACTATGAAGTGCCAGAGCACTTCTATCCAATGGGAGAGTTGGAAGCAATTGAACCATTGCAGATGGAATTAAACCAAACACGTACACAGATGATGAATCACCGTAAGCGTTTCTCACGCAAATGGTTGTACAAGGAATCAGCATTTGATGCTGATGGTCGTGCAGCGTTGGAGTCAGATGACGACAACGTAATGGTGCCGGTTATTTCAGAAGAAGGTCTTGGCAATGTTATTACGCCAATGCCGGCAGTTATCAGTCCACCAGAGTTTTACAACCAGTCAAACCTTATCTCTGGAGATATTGACCGTGTATCAGGTGTATCTGAATACCAGCGTGGCGGAATGCCGGAGATTCGTCGCACAGCAACAGAAGCAGCAATTTCACAAGATGCATCTAATGCTCGTTCAGCCGATAAGTTGGCAATCATTGAACGTGGAATTGGAGAATGTGCTCGTCGTCTAGTAATGCTTGCACAGCAATATATGACAGCAGAAGGTGCAATCCGTGTTGCTGGAAAAGACGCACAACCAATTTGGGTAAACTTTGACCGTGACTACATTCAAGGTGACTTTGACTTTGAAGTAGAGGGTGGCTCAACACAGCCAGTCAATGAATCATTCCGTCGTCAAATGGCATTGCAGGTAGTTGATGCAATGGCACCGTTTGCTTCAGCAGGAATTATTGACATGCCAAAGTTGGCTACGTATGTTCTTCAGTATGGTTTTGGTATCAAGAGTGCAGCATCATTTGTGACCGCACCTCCACCCCCAATGCCACCAGAAATGGGTGGTCAGCCGGGTATGCCACCACAGGGACCTCCACCAGAAGCAATGATGCAAGGTGCACCACCACAAGGTGGAGCACCAGCAGGTTTACCACCTGAACTTGCAGGATTGCCACCAGAGTTGCTCATGCAACTCATGCAGGGCGGAGGAATGCCACCACAAGGCATGTAACGAATAAACCCCACATATAGAGCAACCCGAAAAGGACTCCTAAAAAATGAGCGATATAAATAGCAATGAAGTCACGGCTGAAGAGACCCTACAAGATGTAGGACAATCTCAAGAAGTTGCGGATGTAGTTGATGCCTTAACCGAAGAGCAAATTGACTTGCTTCCAGTTGATGAATTCGGAGACAAATATGTTTCCGTATCTGTTGGCGGTGAAGAAATCAGAGTGCCACTCAAAGAGGCGCTTTCTGGATACCAGCGTCAAGCGGACTACACCCGTAAGACTCAGGAACTCAGCGAGCAAAGGCGACAGGTGCAATTTGGTGCCGCTTTGCAAGAAGCCTTGCAAAACGACCCACAGGGTACTTTAAGTCTGCTTTCACAGCATTATGGCGTTGGACAACAACCCTCTGAAGAAGAGGAATTGTACATGGACCCAGTTGAAAAGCAGTACAAGCAGTTGGAAGGTCGGGTTCAAGCCTTTGAGCAAGAAAAGGCAAGGCAGGAACTTGAGCGAACAATTCAGTCGCTTCAAACACGATACGGCTCGGACTTCGATGCCAATGAAGTTGTGTCAAAGGCTTTAGCCGTTGGCTCATCTGATTTGGAAGCGGTGTACAAGCAGATTGCGTTTGACAAGGTATACGAAGATGCTTTGACTGTTCGCCAACTTCGTGAGAAGAGGGCGCAAGAGCAAAAGCAAATTACGGACTCAAAGCGTCAAGCGTCAGTTGCTTCAACCACTTCTTCGGCTGGAAGTGCGGATGTGTCAGCACAACCCATTAAATCATTGCGAGATGCTTTTGAAGCCGCCAAACGGCAACTAAGCGTTTAGCGTTCTAACTAAGGAGAAAAATCATGGCATCAGCCAACAGCAACTTTGACCAGTTGCTTTCGACCACCCTTGCGAACTACCGTTCGCAACTCACGGACAACGTATTCACCGCACGTCCTTTGACATATGCACTTATGGACAAGGGTCGCATTCGCATGCTTAACGGCGGTACGAAGATTGTTGAACCTCTCATCTACGGAAAGAACTCAACTGTTGGTTCATACAGCGGTTACGAGTCACTCTCGTTGACACCACAAGAAGGCATCTCGGCTGCTGAGTACGAATGGAAGCAGTACGCTGCTTCAATCGCAATCAGCGGTATTGAAGAAGCCAAGAACAATGGTGAACAAGAAATCATCAACTTGCTTGAAGCAAAAATCATGCAGGCTGAAGAGTCAATGCGTGAATCGTTCAACCAGATGTTCTTTGCTGACGGAACTGGCAACAGCGGAAAAGACTGGAACGGCCTTGGTAACTTGGTTGAGTCCGGCAACACCGTTGGTGGAATCAACTCAGCAACCACAGGCAACGAGTTCTGGCGTTCATACGAGGAAAACACCGCAACTGCGTTGACCCTTGCACAAATGAGCACCGCTTACAACAGCGTTTCGGTTGGTAACGACCACCCAGACACCCTGTTGACCACTCAGACTTTGTTTGAGAAGTATGAAGCACTTCTTCAGCCAAACCTGCGTTACACCGACACCAAGACTGCAGATGCTGGATTCCAGAACCTGTTGTTCAAGGCTGCTCCTGTAATGTACGACGTGCATTGCACCGCTGGCGTGTTCTACTTCCTCAATACGAAGTACCTCACCCTCGTCGGTCACAGCAGCAAGTGGTTCGCTCAGACGGACTTTGTTAAGCCAGAAGACGTTGATGCTCGCTATGCGCTCATCATGTGCTACGGCAACCTCACCTGTCGCAACCGTGCGAAGCAGGGCAAACTCACGGCAAAGACCGCCTAAGTTAACTACCAATAAGGAGAAATCAACATGCCACTATTAGCAAATGACACACAGGGTGCAGTAACCCGCAAGCGCATTGAAGAATGGGCAGCAAAAGAAGAAAAGGTGACTGTAGTTGCAGCAACTGACGCTGCTACAACTCAGGCAGCAGCAACACTTGCTGGAGCAGCAGAAGTTGTTTACACCATGACCCCAACTACGGGTCGTGCGTTGACAACTCCAACTGGTGCTGAGTTGGGTGCAGCGTTTACAGACGAAGGTGTCGGTTCAAGTTTCCGATTCTCAGTTGTGAACCTTGCTGGTTCAACTCACGCAATCACCTTGACCGCTGGTGCATCTGGCGTAACTCTTGTCGGTTCGGCAACTGTTGCAGCAGCATCGTCAGCATCGTTTGTTGCAGTATTCACCGCAGCAAACACGGTAAGCATTTACCGCAAGTAATTGAATCGGGGGAGTGGGCGTTTCTGGCTCACTCCCCTATTTCAAGGGAGCAACAATGCCTTACAAGTATTCAATTCTTTCCAGTCATGCGGATGCAAGTCCTAAGGCTGGCACAAAGACTTCTAACTACCCTCCAAAAAAGGAAAGTAAGAAACACGAAAAAACCGAATCAAAAGCAGAACGTATTTCAGAATACGGAAAGATGAGTTAATTATGCCAATGTACCGTGAAGGTGAATACGCAGCCGGCGCAACAACCCGTAAGGGAAATGTGAAGAAGGCTGGAAAAATTGTTAATAAAGCACTTGCTAAGTCGGCAGCACGAAAGAAGGCTGCAACTAAAAGTGCTGCAGAAAAGAAAGCAGCAGCAAAAGCGATTACAAAGGCACGTTATGTTGCTAGCACCAAGGGTGGTTCTGCAGCAGGTGGCAATGCACGTGCATCTGTTCGTGCAGCAGAAAAGATGGTTCCAGCAAAAACTGCAAGCAAGCCACCACGCACGGCTGGCAAGCCAACCGGTGCACGGGACTTGAACCGTCGCACTTCATAAATAACCTTATATCCCCTGTCGGAATATTTATTTTCTGATGGGGGATATGTAACAAATTGGGGTAGTTGTATATGAAAAATGCCGTACCTGCCCACTCTTATTACGGACAGCCAGTATCTGGCATCCGCCTAGCCCCGACAGCGGGAGCAAAGATTGCTGCTCCATCTGCGCCTTATATTGGTCGCAACCGCTGTATAGCAAATGAGGACACCTGTGAGGGTCCAAAGGCTCGGGGTACGGATTATTGCATTGGACACCTAAGGTCTAAAGGGCAGGCTAAATGAGCATAACGCTAACCACTTTGCGTTCACAAGTAAGGAGCATGGCTGACCTTGATGAAGTGGATTTGCCTGATTCTGTTATTGACCAGTTTGCTCGTGAAGGATTTCAACGAATCTACTCACTTGAGCGTAGATGGCCGTGGTTGCAAGAAACCTACACATTTAATACTGTAGCCGACCAACGTGAATATACAATTTCTACCATTGGGGATATTCGAGAAATCATTTCCGTTGTTGATACAAGTACTTCTGGTGCTCGTCTTACTTTGATTCCATATGACAATGCTGAAGAGATTTGGCTTGGCAACACAGATGTTGCAAGCCGACCATACTTCTATTCTTTCTGGGATAAGAAGTTGCAGTTGTGGGCTAAACCAGATGCAATCTACCCAATTACAGTTCGTGCTTACAGAAACCCTGTCTACACATGGTTAACAGATGTGAACGAAACAATTGACATTGATGAGTGGTTTCATGCACTATTGCCATACTTCGTATTGGCAAGAGTGTATCAACGCCAAGAAGATGCACAGTTATCACAGATGTACATGAACTCATTTGAAGAAGGTGTTGGTCTTGCTCGTCGTGACTTGATGAAAGCATCAAGCGCACAGCCGGTTATCATGTCTGCTGGTCGTCAGTACCCAACTATGCGTCGCTGGTTGCAGACGCTTGGAGCAACGCTTGGTCAATGAGCAATGTATCCGTTGAACGCTACGACGACTTTACTGGTGGTCTAAACCTTAGGGCTGACCAGTTTCAGTTGGCTCGCAATGAGTCACCTGACATGTTGAATGTCGAAATTGACCCACGTGGTGGTTTGTTTACTCGTGGTGCAATGCGTGAGATTAACTCTACGGCAATAGCAGGTACTTGGAATCCGTATCGTTTGCATTCGTTTTACGGCGCATCACCCAGAGTGATGCTCGCTAACAACACAGGTGTGTGGCATTCATCTGGAACAAACTTTACACAACTTGCGTATTCATCTGGTAATAACATTGTGGCTTCAAATACTTTTGGTGCTTCTTTTGCCAACTGGGGTCAAGTTCTGTACACAGCAACTGGCACATCTGGTTCAAATGTTTATACTTGGGAAACAGGTAATACATATGCATCAGCAATTAGCACAATTGCTACTGCAGGTGACTGGAACGATAACTACAACTCACCAACACGAAACCACTTCCCAAGATGCGAACATATTATTGTGCATGCAAACAAAATGTTTGCAGCAGGTACAAATGATGCAGGTACGGTTTATCCAAACCGTTTGAGATGGTCGCACGAAGCAGAACCAAAAGACTGGGCTACAGAAGACTTTATTGATTTCCTAGGTGGTGGCAGTCGCATAACCGCTCTTGCGGTTTATGCTGGTCAATTAATTGTTTTTAAGCAAAACTCAATTTATATTGTGTATGGATACGAGACAGCAGACTTTGCTGTAGTTGAATTGACTTCACGACTTGGCGTTGACTCATCAGCCAAAGTTGCCACTGCAGAGAATGGTATTTATTTCTATTCACATCCAAATGGTTTGTTCTTTTACAATGGTTCGACCATCGTTGACTTGTCGGATAACTTTAACTCAATTTATCCAAACAATTATGTTAATGATGCTGCAACTTCAACCATATCTGTATCGTATGTAAATCGTCGTGTTTGGTTATCTTTGCCATACTCAAAGATAACAAGTGTTTCAAATGCAACAGTCAATCTTGTGTATGACCCAAGCATTGGTTCTCGTGGTGCGTTCACAATGTTTTCAACTAGTGATGACTATGGTGTTGTTGGTGGATGTGACTTTACAGCGTCAACTGGAGTTACATATGGTTTGGTTATTCACCCGGCAATACCACGAGTATTAAAGGTTGATGCATTTGAATCGGAAACCGATTTACTTGCAACTGTTGAAACAAACTTTTCTTCGTACTACAGAACTGGTTGGGTTGATGGTCGTTCTTATTCACAAAAGAAAATGTGGCGTAGACCAGATATTGTTATTAAACAGGCTGATACCGCACGAACAATCAACGTAAAAGTATTCCATAACTTTGAAGAAGCAAATGGTAATGAACGCAAAGCGTTCAGTATTGCAATTGATGCCTCCGCTTCTGGAATGTTATGGGGTGAAGGTCGTTGGGGTGTTGGTGAGTGGGGTTTACAAGCAGAAGGTGCGCAAGTAGTGCGAGGTTCAAATCTTGGTCTTGCACGTTCTGTTCAACTCTTATTTACTGGACCAGATGGTCTGTCGTGGGGTATTGACAGTATCTCATACAAATTCAATACACGAAAGGTAACTGGATAATGGCAATTACAATTCCACACAGTTTTACTAATGGAAATGTCGCTGAAGCATCAGAAGTAAATGCAAACTTTACTGAGTTTAAGTTGTATGTTGATGGTTTGTCTGATGGTTCGAACATTAATTCTTCGGCTATAACAAATGCAAAACTTGCAACTAATGCCGTAAGCACTCTAAAGATTGCTGATGGTTCTGTGACTTACGCAAAGTTGGACAGCACAGATGTTCCAGTGAATGACCAAATCATTTTGGCTGGACAGGTATTTGGCTGATGGATTCTTTTTCAATCCCAGCATTGACAGCATTGAAGTCAACGGATGCGACAGCAATCCGTCAGATTGTGTCGTCATTGGTAATGGAGATTGAAAAGTTAAACAAAAAAGTTGATGACATGGAAGCCAATCGAAAAAAGGCTCAAGAAAATAGAAAGGCTGTAAAACAATATGGCGTATGATGCAGGTGCTTATGAAGCACGTCGTAGAGGTCTTATGGACCAGTATGCATCTACTGGTGCTGCTAATGCTTATTCTAATTTTCTTTCACAGCAACGGGGTCAGAGAAACCTTGCTGATATGTCAAAGGGTTATGAGAAGGCTTTGCCTCAAGTTAGAACCGGTTATGTCAAGCGTGGTCTTTATGGTCCAAATGTTCAGTCTGGTGCTTTTAGAAAAGCACTTCAGGACTTTGCTCGTGAACGCATTAGTCAAACTGCGCAGGCTCAACAGGATTTAGCGCAACAGAAAAGCATGTTTGATTTAGGTCAAAGACAACTTGAATCCAACTATAACGTTGGATTGCAAGATTTGGAAGCAGAGAAGGCAAGACAGATTGAGCAGGATGCTCTTGAGTTGATGAGATTGAGGAGTGGTTTCTAATGGTTAACGAAGCAAACCCTAACGCATATAATTCCCGTGTTCGCACTTGGGGTCCTCCGGGTGGTTCTGGTGGTCGGCGTGTTGTTGCTACAGCACAACAGCCAACACCAACTGCTAGTTATGCAGGTCCATCATCTGGTTACAACGTTCAACAGAACATTCGAGCAGCAGAAGCAAACCCTGCTCCATATGTTTCTGGAAAAGATTTAGCAGCACAACAAGAACAACAAGCACAACTTATTGCTAGCCAAGTTCTTGGAACAGAAATGGGAACTGGCGGAATGGCGTACACAACACCAATGCAACAGGCATTGCAATTGCTTGGTGGTGGAGGTGGGAGTGGTTCTAGTTCTAGTGGTGGGATGAAAGCATCAGACATACTTGCTAATAAAAAATGGCAATATGAAAAAGAACAAGACGCTGCTGCTGCCGAAGCAAAGCAACGTGCTTTACAAGGCATGATTAACCAAATTACTTCTGGTAGTTACCGTGGAAATATTGACGACCTACTTGGTCAAATTGGTCAGATGGAAACAACTGGCAAACAAAACATTGGAAATATCTACTCAAACGCTATGAGCAATATTGGTGCTGGTTATAATACCGCACAAGGTTTGATGGATACTGGTTATACAAATCTTGAAAATTATTTGTCACAGAATCCGAACAATCCATATGCTGGATTGTCGGCTGCAAATATTGCGGTCACAAATCCGATGCAGGATTACCTTAACGCTTATGGCGCAATGTCTCCTGATGTTGCTGGTCAGGTTCAGGCTGAACAGTTGGCTGGTCAGCAGGGTGCTGGTGCATTCCAAAGTTTGATTGATGTGCTGAGTGCTAACGCCAAGCGGGGAGACCTTTCACGTCTTGCTGAAGCAAAAATGGCTCGTACTATGGGTACTTCTGGTCTTGGTGCTCAGAGGGCTGCTTATGAATCTCAGGCTGCTAGCGCACAGCAACAGGCTTTGGCTTCACTTGCTCAACAAATTGCTCAAGCCAAGTTTGAACAAGAACAGGCTGCTGGAAATCGTTACCAAAGCATTGTTGATGCCATTATTGCGGCTGGTGGAAGTATCCCTCAGGTATCTACAAATCCAGCCAATGTTGCCCAGACACTTCCAGATTTCAACAATCCAAGCCAAGACGTTCTTGACGAGTTGGCTCAAATCAAAATTGGTTACTAGGTAACAAAGGACTTATAGGTATGGCACCGCAACCGATTGGGCAACCCGACTACAACGCTTTCTTGCCTATTTTGGCTACATATGCCAACCGCAAGGGCGGTGGAAATTCTGGCGATTTGAGTAACATTCTTAACCCAATTATGGGTCTATTCTCGAATTCGTACACAGCACCGCAGACCATGACTGATGAAGAAATCCAAAGAATTTATGCTCCTCAGACCAATGCCATTCGTTCTAGTGATGACCCAATTGCTACATCAATTCTTGACTACATTGACCGTGGTTATCCAGCAATTCAGATTAAGAAAATTCTTAGTGACGGTGTAAACAAGACTGGAACAATCCAGTTGAATGACCCAAACGAAATTACCATGTACAACAAGTTGGTTGATGACCTATTTGCTGAAAGCAAATCGGTTGATGAACAACGGTACAAGATTGCCAATGAAGACACCATCTACGAAAAGTATGGTATGCGCAATCCAAACGAAGAGTTTGATGCAAAACAATTATTCCCTGAAGTATTCTCTGGTTTGGAAGCACAGAAGGAATCAATCAAGAAAAGCATGGAGCCAAAACTCAAGGCTATTCGTGACCAGTATGCAAAGCCTGAAGACAACATGCCAACTGGTGTTTACAAGTCTGCAACTATTGAGGACTTCATAAAAGGCAAAGTTGACATTCAGGTTCCGGGTAGAAAGAACCTTAAGCCAACACAGCAAGATAAGAACTGGTCAAAGGTTCTTGCACATCGTATTGATGATTACGTAAAGGGCAAGGCTGTTCAAATTGGAACTACTGGTAAGTCTGAGTTTATGACTGACGAAAGTTTTATGGCAATGGTTAAGCAATTGGAAGATACAACTGGAGTTAAAGTCAAACTTCCAAACACTATTGAAGACCAAATAACAAATAAGCAACGCTCTATTGGCGCTGTAACGCCTCGTGATGAGCGTATGAAGCAGGCTCAGATGAACTACCAGTTAGAACTCGCTGGCGCACCTGTGACCGCACATAAGGTTGGTGCTACTGGTGGTGCTGTCACGCAGATTCCTGTAGATAATCTTCGTGACCCAGTTCAACAGCAACAGAAGTTAATTGATTTGGTACAAAGGAAAGTTCAGGAGGGATTGAAAGCCAGAGGAGAAACACCGTTTAATCAGGACATGCTTAGCAGGATTATTCTCCAAAAAACAATGGGTGGATGATGGCTTCTCAGCAAGATTTACTTTCTGCTCTCCAAGGTTTATCACAACAGGCTTACGCAACTAAAGCACCACAGCCAGTTGTTGTAGCCCCTACTACACGCACCGCCTCGCCACCCAGAATGGGTGCGAGTGGTGCTCCCAATGTTCTTGACACAATTGTCAAGCAGGCAAATACGGTTCCTTTGAATCCATTGAGCCAGAAGACCCGTGCTGCACAGCAAGGTCTCAACACTTATGCACGTTCACAAGGAATGAAGTATCCGAATGTTCTTGATGAAATTCAGGCTGCTGCTGCAGGTCAAGTAAAGCCATCGGGTGCTTTGGGTGTACTTGCACACATTCTTGATAATCCAATTGCCAAGACAGTACTCAAGCCTCTAGAAGTTCTTGATACTGGTCGTCGTGCAGTTATCTCTACTGTTCGTGAAGTTGTTGACATTCTTGACCATGACAAAAATACCAAAGCAAGTCTTACCGACTGGTTCAATCAGACCAAAGATGTTTCATATGGATTTGGTACAGCGTTTCCAGTTAAAGGCAATTGGGGTCGTGCATTAGGTTTGTTTGGCGACTTGGCTCTTGACCCAATTAACTGGTTGACACTTGGTGCTTCTATTCCAGAGAACCTTGCACTTCGTGCAGGTGAATCTGCATTGATGCGTGGTGCCGGTATGGCCGCAGAAGAACTTGCGGCTCTTGGTCCAGAGGCTGTTGCAAGAATGGCTGCAGAAGAAGTTGCTCGTAGTGCTGCAAGTCAAGAGGGTGTCAAACTTGCAAAACTTCTTGGTAGTAGACAGAGTGGTCGTGGCTTTGCAACCAATCTTGCAAAACTTGCAGATGGCATGGGTGCATCTGCTGAACTCGTACAAGACATTGCGTTGCGTGGTCGTACCGCATTGGGAAGAACTGAAGAAGGTATTGCTTTAGCGAAACGTATTGGCTTACCAGAGAGTGGTCTTTATGTTGTTGGAACTAAAGTAAAAGTTCCGTTCACAGGTCCGATTGCGGAAATGCTTGAGCGTGGAATTGTTCGTTCTCGAATTGCTGTTGCTGGTAGTCGTGGTGGTGAGTGGCTTGCTGAAAACTTTACAACCAAGGGAACTTCTGCTGCTCGTAATATGCAACCACTTCGTCGTGGTTTGCGTACTGGCAAACTTGTTGTTGATGGAAAGTTGCAGAGAATGGATGCTGAACTTGCACGTTATGCAGTACGCATGGAGACAATGGATAATTCTGCTCGTGCATTAGAAAACATCATGATGGATGCATATGCAAAGCGTGTTGCACCATTCTTGGAGCAGGCAGATATTAAGGCTGCTGGTCCAGAACTTTATAAGTTCTTGGACACACCAAAGTTCAAGGCTGATGGAATCACCCTTAACTGGGCACGTGAGATGACACCAACTGAAGAGGTTGCATACAACAAGGTCAAGCAGATATTCAAAGACTTCCATACAGAAGTAGAAGCAAAGTACCAGTTGGTTGATAAGGCGTTCACATTGAACGCACAGGAAAACTACTTGCCTCACATGATGACTGATGAGGCTCGTGACTGGTTGAATAGTTTGACTACTGCTCGTGCTGAAGAGATTCGTCAGTACTTGAAGTTAAACATGACTGACCCTGCTTCTTCGTTTAAGTCACGTGGTTTGATTGAGGGTGCAAACTTCTTTGGAAAAGAATTGACCAAAGATGATGTTCTTGGTGGTGTTGAAAGATTGAATCAGATTGCTAATCAGGCAACTGATGGTTTTGCTGGTAAGTTCTTTGAGACAGACCTTGACAAGATTATGACCAAGTATGGTCAGCATTATGCACAGCAGTTTGGTACTGCAGAGTTTATGCGTCTTGCAGTTGAGGGTGGCATTCTTGCAGAAGCAAAGCAGATGGGTACTGTCTCTAAAGAGTGGTTGAAAGAAACCGCTGCTTATGCCAAGAGAGTTGAACAAGCCATGAAGGTGGCGCACTCAGAGATGCGCCAAAGTGGTAGTGCTGCAATTACTGCATTGAAAGACTACATGACTGTTCTCACTAAAGAGGGTGGATTTGCAAAAGAAGAAGTGCAGGCTCTCACAAAAGGATTGAAAGAAGTTGGCACTCCAGAAGAAATGCTCAAGAAACTTGAGGCTGCACAACAACTAGTTGCTCGTGCTGCAGAAAAACAGAAGCAAGCATGGTTTAAGTTTGTGAACGCACGTGCAGAAAATACTGCTGTTGTTGACATGCTTCAGTCTGTTCTTGATGACCTTGATGTTGCTTGGAATGACCTGACAAAATCACTTGATGAGATGGTGATGAACCATCCAAAGATTATTTCTGAATTGGGTGTAACTCTTGACCAACCTGCAGGTCAAGCAATGGTAATGCTTGACGGAAAAATGAGAAGCATTGATAGTGCAATTGCAAGTCTTGATTTGAAAGGTCAACGTGCTGCTGAAGCATTGAAAGAAGCAGAAGACCAATTTGCAAAAATAACCAGACTTGACAATGTGCTTAATGGTATTGCTGGTGGACACCTTAAAGTTATTGAGTCTGATGATATTTGGGACAACATTGTTCATGCTTTGGCTGAAGAAGATATTCATATTCAGGGTTACAAACCAATGACTCCAAAGAACATTGGTCCTTTGTGGACCAATGAAAGAATTATTGGTACTGATATGCAGGTGATTAAGTCAACGATTGACCCAACTGGAAGCATCTCAAACGCTGCTTTGTCACGTTTGACTATTGAAGATGTTAAGTCTCGTGTTGCCAATGCGGTCACATCAGGTGCAAGTGGTGCGAGCCTCAAGGAACTGCGTGAGGCTGGAGTATGGCTGATTGTTCGTGACGCAATGAATGACCCAGAGTTTGCTACTGCTTTGGCTAATGACATTCGTGGTGCTGGTGCAATGCAGGGTGCTACTCGTTCACGTTATTCAAACCTTGTTGAGTTGCTTCGTCAGGCTGATGCAACAGAAACATTTATGTTCCGTGATACCGAAGGACGGTTGGCTAGGTCTGTTGCGAAAATAAATGACAATATTTACAACGCAACCGTACTTAGAGACGACATGCTAGAAGCACTTGATGCTGGTATGGAAAATGGTGTATACGCTGGAATTGTTCCAGAGGAATTGATTACAGAGAAGATTGCTGAACAAAACAAAAAGATTGCTGAATATGAAAAAAGGTTGAAGAACCTTACAAAAGGTCAGAATGAATATGCTCGTGGTGCTATTGAGAATGCAAACAAGATAAATGGTTTCCGTGAAGTTGTTGCTGACCTTGGTGCTGGCATATCAGAGTATTACCTACACCGTGAGTCGTATAACCAATTGCGTTCATTGCAAGATGCAATGACACATGTTGGTCGTGTTGTTGACCAACAGAACTATAACAAAATTCTCTCCAATGTTGCTAGACCAGAACTTAAAGCAACTATTGAGCATCAGAATGGTTTGATTGAACTACAAGATTTCTTTACAAATGTTCGTAAGCGTGTCGAATCTATCCCGGATAGAAAGCCAACCAAACAACAGGTTGAGGCTATTCGTCAAAGTTTACTTGAAGAAGAAGTTGTCTATCCACAAATGGTTGAAGTTAGTGGTTCATTAAACGAAGAGTTTAATAAACTTTGGAATAAGAAATTAGTCCAACTTAATTCTGGTGAAGTAAAACCAGAAGCATCAGTAATTCAAGAAGAATACAACAAACTTGCATCTACTTTTTCTGATAAAAAAGGTTTTGACCCAAGAAATACAATGCAGGGTAAAACGTATAAGCCAACTGGGAAAAAGATTACTGAGAAGGCTGGTGAGTGGGGTCCACGAAAGGAAGAAATTCTCCAGAGGCAAACAACACGTTCACAGGACATAACACGTTCAATTACTTTGCGTGAAGAACTGGCAAAGATTTTCCGTGTACAAAAAGTTGGTAAAGGTTTCCAGAAGAAAGAGATTACTGATGCATTACGCATTCAGGAACTCATTCGTAAGCATCTTCCAGAACTTGAATCAGTTCTCATGCAGGACAAACTTGCAGAAGTCAACCGTGTTTTTTATCGACACCCACAAGCAATATATCTTGAAGAAGAAGTTCTTAAACTTCTTCGTGAGCGTGGGGAAAATCCAGTATGGGGTAGACCATTAACTCGTCGTGCACGTAGTGTTGATATGCGTGGGTTTAATCAAACTGAAGATTTGAGTGGCTTTAGACTATCGTCAGTTAGTTCTGCCGGTCAGTATGACAAACTTCGTGGAAACATTCAAGAATCAATTGCAAGATTAAAGCAAATAGAAGTTCCATATGTTGCAAAAAAAATCAATCCAGTAAGACAAAAGATTGATGAACTTGAAAAACTTTATGCAAAGATTATGACCGAAATTGAACAAGACCAAAAGATTGCATTGGAGGCTGGTAAGCGTCTAACTGGTAAAGGTTCAATGAAAGAAATCAACAAGGTAATTAACAGAGCAATTAGAAATGGTAAAGAGTTTGGATACTCTGGAATCATTGATTCTGCCTTGAATGGTAGCGATAAGCATGTAACTCAATTGTTTGCTGAATTGCTTGGTGGAGATTTGTACGAGTACTCAGGTACTCGTGCTGCAAGACAGTATCGAACCATCAATGCTGGTGACTCTTACTTTGGTTTGATTTACGAAAGGAACGCTAATCGTATTAAAGGACTTCGTGTTCTTACCGAAGAGACAAGTCTTCCATTAGACAAACTGCTTCAGGGTGTTGAGGGTCGTTCAATTGACGGTAAATACATCCCGGGTGCATGGCTCATGCGCAAGGAGTTGCGTGGCGCAAACTCCCTTGCTGACTTCCTAGAAGAGTATGCCAATGAATTGAATAGGCGTATTGGTCTCAGAAAAGAAATTAACACGGCTGAGAAAGCATCTCAGCGTGAGTTATTGCGCCTTGAGGGTGCTGTTCCAGAGATTGGTCCACCAAAGCCAACCACACGTCCGTTCACAGCCAAGTTGAACGAAGATGTTGTTATGGAGATACCTGCTCAGGGTAAGTCCATGCGCTCAGTTGTTCGTGAGCAGGTTGATAATGAATTGATTCAGGCTCAACTTGATGAGTTGGCTTCAACACCAGAATATGCTCGTGCTGCTCGTCGTGAAAGCGAACACAGGTTCTTGAATGTTCTTGCCAAGTTTGATGAGGCAACAGCAGAACAGATTGGATTTACTCCAGCAGAGTTCAATGCTTTATGGAATGACCCATTAAAGCCAATTGAAATCAACAGACTCGAATCACAGTTGAACACTCTTGAAAAGACACATGCTCGTCTTCGTTCTACAAGAAAAAACTTGTTGGTAAAGCGTGCAGATACAACCGCTATTGATGGTCAGTTACAAAAGGTTGAAGACCTTTTGCTTGATGTTGAGAAGCAAGTTCTTGAGTACAGGTCTTCACGTTCTGCGCTTGAAAAGTTGACTGTAATACATGACAACTTTGCAGACTTTGCTAGACAGCAAGAGGCTGGTGTTTCATTTGCATTCAAGTTTAAGACTGGTCCTAATGGTCCACAGCCATTGCTTCCAGAAGATGCATTACAACAACTTGTTGATAAGTATGGTGTAAAGGCTCTTGAAGAAGATGTAAAAGCACGAACCAATTACTTGCAGAAAATTCGTCTCAATAGTGACGAATATAAGTTCATGCGTAATTATAAAGAGACTGAGGGAAGACTCAGCGTAAAGATGCAACAGCAATGGGCTAACGAGCGTTCTAACATTGTCAACTTCCAAGACAGAATTAGAATGAAGGTCTCACAACTCAGGGGCAATAGCGTTGATAATGCCAATGAAATTGCAAACCTTGAGGCTCAGATTCTTGATGAGTTGCAATCTGCAAACATCAAGCCTCGTGCCAAGGGTGGTCAGGCTCTTGCTGATGAAACACTCCGTCGTGCTGAAGATGTTCGTGCACGTCCAGCGGAGGCAATACCGGGTGAGTTACTTACTGATGCACAGATTGAACAGCAACTTGGTGGACTACCACTAAGCAAGGGTGCTGGTGTTGATGGTAAGTACTTCAGACCAGATAGTGGTGCTATCGAGGCTGGTACTACGCCTAAGCAACTTGAGATTGCTGCAGAAAAAGCACGAGTAGATTCACTTGCTGAAGAAGTTATCAATCTCAATCTTAGAAAGATTGTGATTGAAGGTCGTCAACAAGAAGTTCTTGATGCGCTAAGCAAGATGACAACTGAGCAACGTTCTATTATTGCTAGAAAGTTGCAGACTTCTCGTGAGTTGGAACAAGCAATGAAGGCAGGTCAAAAACTTGAAACTCAAACTGGTGCTAAAACTCTTGGTGGTAAGGCTGCTAAGTCTAGGCAGGTTCTGACAGACGCACAGAAGGTAATGAGTGAAGCAGAGGCTGCTTACGATAGTGCTGTCAACTATGCAACTTGGGCACCAGATGCTCTTGAAGATGCCCGCAAGGTTGTGAGCGACCTTAAAGATATGGCGATGAAGGGAACTAAGGTCAAGAAGACTGTCAAGGCTGGAACTGATGCATGGGTGTCTGACGTTGATAATTTCATTGAGGAAGCGTCTACGCTTCTCAATTCAATTGACGGTGATGAACTACCAAACCACATTCGTGCTGCGGTCACAGACTTTGCTTCAAAGAAGGCTGAATACTTCAAACAGGTTCAACGCCTTGATGATGCCAAGGTTGAGAAATTGTTTGCTGATGGATTGAAGGGAATGGAGTACACGGCAAACCTTGGCTCAAAGATGCCAATTGCTTTGCGTGGTCGTGTTCCTGAAGAGGCATACAGCATTGTTCCAATGTTTGACGAAGGCTTTGTACAACTCAGTAAATACTTCCCAAATATTGGCGTAAAGAAAGAACTCGAATCAATTGTTAAGTCCGTTCACAGATTCAACGAGCCACAGATTGTTCGTGAGTTTGGAAGATTTACAAGCAAGTACACCAAGTTCTTCAAAGCGTATGCAACGCTTTCGCCTGGCTTTCATGCTCGCAACGCCATGTCTAACGCATTCATGATTTTCGCAGCAGGTGGAGAATTGAAGTATATGAACGAAGGCTTGGAGATGAGCAGGTCTTGGTTGAATGCTTCTAAGCGTGGACTCAATGTTGATGAGTGGATTAAAGAACTACCGCAAGCAATGCAGACAAAAGCAAAGACTGCAATGGATGCGTTTATGGCTTCTGGTGGTGGTATGTCTAGTGACTTCTTTGACCTTGGTCGTCTTCCAAAGGGAACTAAGCGTTCAAAGGAACTTGGTAGATGGGTGGAAAACCATTCACGTTTCGTATTGGCTTGGGACGGTGTATCAAAAGGAATGGACTTTGATGCTGCAGCAACTCGTGTTCGCAAGTATCTAATTGACTACGCAGATGTTTCAACTGCTGACCAAGTTATGCGTCAGATTGTTCCGTTCTGGATGTGGACTTCTCGAAACCTTCCATTGCAAATTGGTAACATGTGGTTGAACCCACGTGCTTATGCAATCTATAACACCATCAAACGAAATGTTCGTTCAGATAAAGAAGGTGATGTTGTTCCACAATGGATGCGTGAGATTGGTGCATTCAAGTTGCCATTTGGAAACAACTTGTATGCAACACCAGACTTTGGATTCAACCGTGTTGGGCAACAGATTCAAGAGTTGGCAGACCCACAGCGTTTGTTGTCAAACGTAAACCCATTGCTACGAGTTCCAATTGAACTTATGGGTGGAAGACAACTTTATAACAATCGTCAGTTCTCTGATAAGCCAGTACAAGTTGGTAATGGTGCAGGCGCAGTCCTGCAACCATTCTTGGCTGCTGCTGGTTACGGAGAGACACGAGATGGAAAACAGTTTGTGAACGACAAAGCATATTATGCGGTTCGCAACTTGATTCCATTCTTAGGAACTGCTGAACGACTGACACCATCAATTGATACATACCAGCAACGTGGTTATGTGAATCCGCTACTCGGATTCCTAGGCGTTCCGGGTCGTCAATTGAAGGAACAGGAAATTCAGTCAGAACTTGCACGAAGAAAAGGCGAGATAGCAAAAATAGCATCACGAGAAAAAGCATTTGGCGAATAATATGGATTTCAACGAACTGTTAAACACACTTGCTAATCAGGTTGCCTTCTGGCAGAAGGACAACCCAACTACATCACCAGCACTTAATAGCGCTAAAGGAGTTATCAAGAATACTGGTCGTCTTGCTGATACATATATTGGTGGTGGCATGGGTCAAGCCGCTTTGCGTGGACCAGATGCATTGTCTCGTCAGATTGCATTAAATGCCGCATTAATGCTTGCTGGTGCAGGCGTTGGTTCTGGACTTGCTAGAGGTGCTGAATATGTTTCTCCAAAACTTCAAGCGCTAAAGCAGTGGATTAAGCCTAGAGATATCGGCGTTCACATATCTCCATTTGACGATTTAGAAAATATATTGCCAAATATAAATGCAAATAAAGGTGCTGGAGAAATTCCCGGTTTTCCATTGATTGAAGGACAAACATATAAATTGTCTTCAACAAATGCATATAATCAAAAATTAAACCCAAATGAATTACTTGATTCAGTTGAAAATTATCTTCCAAACGTTAAATTAAATCCAATGGGTAATAAAAATATTTACATAACAAAAAGCGCTAAAGGTTTATTAGACCCAGAGCATCAGTATTTTTTAGATATGTATGAAAATGGTGCTATAGGTTTTCCCGGTTCGCTTAATGCAAGAATGACACCATCTCAAAAAGTTATTGGTTCAAAAACTATTAATTCATTTCAAGAAGGAAATGTACTTAATGATAAATTAAAAAATGAATTAGCAAAGTTTATTTCCAAACAACAATCACTTGAAAAAGTTAAATCAGTAGGAAGAGGTGCTGTCGTTGGTGGTGCTACTGCTGGAACGGCGATAGCACCATTTGTTGCAGCAAAACCAGTATTGGGTTTCAACAATAAGAACAACAAGAAATAAGGAGAAATTATGGCAAAGCGTAAGTACACAGGAAACAAAGACGGGGCTGCAAAAGGTTTGCGCCCCGGCATGAAGGTGTTCATTGAGGAGACAATCAAGTTGTCTAACGGTGCGCTCTGGAACAACGGAGACTGGGGTGTTCGCCCAATGCGTGGAAAAGAGTCATTGAGCGTTCACGCAACTGGAAGAGCAGTAGACCTCTCGTTCAGACATATGCCACCAAAGAAGGGTGTAAAGAACGGTCGCTTAGAAGCGTTGAGAGTGTTGAAGATTATTGTTGCTAACGCTGATGCATTAGGCGTTGAAGCAATTTTTGATTACATTGTCAAACCGCACGGACGTGCGTGGATGTGCGACCGTGCTGCTTGGTCAAACTACAAGAAAGAAACTATTCATGGGGGAGGTTCTGGTGACTGGCTTCATTTTGAGGTTTCACCCGAAATGGCTGATAACCCGGCAAAAATGAGGGAAGCGTTTGCGAACTTGGTGATTCCTGATGACTCTCAGAATGGTCAGGAAGAGTAACAGTGGGTTGATGTAAGGTCACGGTCTTAATCACCATTCCAACAGGAATGTGAACGGGCATACCAACTGTCTTTGGGTCATCTACTTCATCAGGGAAGTAAGAGTTCACAATAGTTACATAACCAGAAAGCATGTCAGGAACGAGCCAACCGACGGTAACGACGGTTGTCTCTTCTGGCGTGTACTTATCTAAATCTGTCCAGCCGTTCTCTCCATCAAATGCATCACGCCAATGGATAACAACTAATGACCATTCCGATTTGACTTCTTTATTCTTCATAAGGATTTATCCCTTCTTCTTCTAAATGCATTTCGATAGTTCCAATAATTCCAGCCATAAACGAACTTACTTTTATCCAAGCAAGATTGTCACCATGCAATGCTTCTTGCCATGTGCGACACATCTCAACAGCGGATTCATCATTTGCGCTGAGAACTATTGTCACGCCATTTTGTGAACGCTTTTCAATGCGTTCCATGTTTGCATTCAGAGAGTCTGCTTGCTCTTGAGGAATAATGCTGTAAATCCAATCGGCTTCGTCAGACATTTTTTTTCTTCCTTTTCTTATTAGCAACATATATACTCCCGAAGGGCAAACCATTTTCCTGTATTCCCTCGCCCACCACAACGTCACCGTAAACCGAAGCAAGAAGCGTAGCAATTGCTTTCGGGCTGACCTCAACATCAAAACCCACCGTTATCTGTCGTGTCTTCAAGTCCGAGCCTTTCTCTAATAATTGGATTCTCTAAGAGGTGCAAGCGTAACCGCTCGTAAGCAGCGTTGCGTAGTCTCCAAGCATGTGGCTTAGACACGCCAAGCCTTTTTCCAAGTTCTTCAAGTGAAATCATTTCAGAATTGACCGCATCAACAACAAAGCGGTCTTGGTCGCTGAGTTTCTCAATACATTCAGCAATTGCTTCACGGAGTGGCTGGAGTTCTATAACAGACTCAACAGCGTTTTCTCCAATACCAGCCATCATCAACGCCTCTATCGGCGTTTCAGGTCTCCTGTTTCCACGAAGGTTTGCTTCGTGGAACGGAGTCATGGCTACTTCTCTATTCTTCAAGACTTACAATCTTTGTATTTTCAATTGGTATCTCAAAAAATGATTCACCATCTGTATAGATGGTGTTCTTTGTAACTATTTTGTTGAACTCTTTGGCATCAACAATAAGTATGTGTGTTCTCTCATGATTGAACATAACAAACTTGACATGTTCATTGCCTTCAAGAAACTTGAACTTACGTGAAGCAAAGTGAACACTATCGTATGGAAAATTTTCTCCACGCCAATTGTGTTTTATTTCCACTTCAATTCCCGTATCATCACCAAACCAGTTTGACAAGATATCAATTCCATATTTATCTGGATTGATGTGTGCTTCATATCCTTTGGAATGAAGCCAATCCAAAAGTATTTCTTTTACTGAATCATCTGCGTTATACAGATTTCTGTCAAACGGTTTGGATATTGGTTTCATGTGAAGAAGATGACTGCTAAGACAGCCCCACCCATTATGAATAATGCAATTGACATGCTCATGCTTTCTCCAAGTACAGACAAACTATTTGTTTGTCATCTGTGTACGCTACGCCGTTGAGTGCATCAAGTACAGCCTTTGCGTAGTTATCAATGTCTCCAGTTAATTTGCCCTTTGGTTGTTCTACGTTCACATTTGGTTGAACTGGCTCAATGAGTAGTTCTGTTCCGTGAATTGTGAACGCAAGTTTTACTGATAGTAGTTCGGTCTCGTATAACGGACCTTCGTACAGTTCAGCAAATTCTTGCTCGTACTTCAGGGTTTCCTTTGGGGTGTATGCGTGACCAGTCTTGGTTACTCGTGGTCTGCCTTTCGCTCTTGGGCGAAGGGCAATCATTTGATGAAACTTATTCATGGTCTAAACACTCCTGTTACTTCTGTTGAGTACACATCTTCAACTATCTTGGTTAATTGCTCTACTACATCATGACGGAGATGGAACTTGCCCCATCTTTTGTCTGCATCAACAAGTATGACATATGCAAAGTTCATTGGTACTGCCTTGTTGTGCATGTAGTGAACCATTCGCACAAGCGTGTTTGACCTGTCGCTTCCGGGTAGAGGACCATTCCTCCAGATGGTTGCGACATATGCATCAACATGGTCAAGTGCTTCTTGTACAGATGTTGAAACATCAAGCGATTCGAGATGCGCTTTGTTTCGTGGTCTGTGCATTTCTGCTAGTGGCAACAACTTGTTTGCTGGCACTCTCATGTCCATTGCTGTAATCAGGAACTGATGCAATGTCATAGCCGACTCATCAGACTCTTCAAAGAGAACATAACGGTTCTCTGGTATTACATTCAGACCGTTTGGATACGGCAAACGAACGTAGTTACCAAGCCCTGTTGTTTCCTCTTGCTTGGGGTTTACTTCTCGTGCTGGCAAACCGATTGCTTCATGTGCAGACAAAAATGCTCTACGCATGATTGCACCCGATACCCAGTCGTTAGCAAACACCCACACATGAAAACCCTTACGGGTTTTCTCAACGAATGATGGTATACCTTTCACCTTGAGTGCTGTTTGTAGGTTTCGTGCAGAGTCAATGTCATCAACATCAATATCTGAACAGCCCCACTTGACTGTGTTGCCAAGCGAGAGTGGGTAGATACCAATTAGTTCTTTACCATTGATGTGATTAGCAAATGTTTCAATGGTGACTGCTGAACGAACAGAGCCACCTTCCCATGTGCCGTATGCATCTGTGCGACCCTGAAACAGAGAGTGAAACATCTCTAGGTCAGTCATAAACCATTCCCATCTGCAAATACTGAGCAGGAAGTTCTCCGTCTAGTTCACGAAGACGACCAGTTGCTGGGTCTAACTCAAAGTCAATGTCGTCTACCAACTGACCTGCTGGTCGTTTGTTCTTCAACAAACTTACGGTCACAGTATGTTCATGAACTCTCTGCTCATGGCGTAGGAATTCGAGTCTGTCTTGTGCTCGCTCTGAATGTGAACGGTCAAGTTTCTCAATCAGTTCATTCATCTCATGCGCAATCTGGTACTTCTTGCGACGAACACCAATGATTGATGTTGCTTGCTGTTCTCCACCGAATGAACCCGAAGACATTGTGAGTTTCGCACCATCAGCGCCAGCATGGCGTGATGTTTGGTGCAACACAAGAATCGGAACATCATGACGACGACCAAAGCCTTTTAGGAAGGTTGCTTTGTCGGGAACGGTTTCACCTGCTTCAACTAGGTCTAGGTAATCAACCACAACCAGTTCAGGAACTCTGCCCCACACATCACAAACTTCACCGTAAGCACGTTCCATGTCGGAACTTGTTAGTGGCTGGTCAAACACAGCGAGGTTTGGAAAATCTTCCTCTGCTGTTCGGCGTAGCAATTCAATGGCTTCTTGGTCATCTGATGCTACTCGTGCTTCCAGTTCTCGTGCATCAATTCCATGATGCATACAGGTGAGTTTGGTCAATACGAGTTGGCGTGGCTCGTCAGGTATGAACATTGCAATGTGTTTGTCACGGTTGTTGCGAAGTGCGTGAAGCAGTAAGAGTGTCTTACCGCCGTGTGCAAATCCCAACATCATGGCAATTTCGCCCGGTGCAATGCCTCGTAGTTCTTTATCAATGCGACTGATACCTAGATGTACACGCTCTTGTGGAGATTGTGCCCAGCGAACAAATGAGTCCGCTGCTTCTGAAAGTGGTGTGTACATTCGATACTCGGAGAGTGAGGCGACAGGTGTCTGTCGCCCCACATTCTCCCAGCCAGCAGAGATTTCTTCTGCTGATAATCGCATTACTTGGCTCGTGGTGGCCAGTAAGCCTTCTCCGCATCAACTGCACGGAATGAAGGACGCTTTGGATTTTCAGCAAGACCATCACGGTTGTCGTACACAACGGTTACACCGTCACGCTTGCAAGCCTTGATGAGCCAGTCTGGAAGTGGACCATGTTGTGTTCCCTTTACGGTCACAGTTCCGTTTGATGAGGAAGAAGAAATGTTTTGACTTGGTGTTTGAATTTCTTCAGCACCCAATTCTTCTTTCAGCATTTTGATTACAGCGGTGTTCTGCTGTACTGCCTGACTGTTTGTTGAGCCACCGTAAATGGTGTCCATCATGATTTCGTTGATTGATGAAAACAGGGTTGCAAACTCACCCAAACGGGCGTCTACATCTGTTGTCTTGTTGGTAAGGTCTGCAGCAATTTTTGCTGAGACTTGTGTGATGATTGCTCTATCTTTATCCATTAGTTTGCCTCCTCGGCATTTGTTGTTTCGCTCGTGATGTACGAGCCTTTGCACATTGACCAGACAGGACACCAACGCTGTGAGCAGAGGTAGTGCTGGTCATTTACTATCCATCTTGATGATGGCATTTTCGCTTGAACCGTCAACAGGTTGTTGACGAGTGCGATTGTTTGGTCAACTATCCATTGACCGTGTTCTTGTGTTCGTGATACTTGAACAATCTGTCCAGTTGATGATGCGTTTCTAATCATCACACCAAAGTTGAAATCAACTGGATAATCCATGAGTCCCATTGTAGTCGCTGCTTCTGCGTACACAGCAGATTGCACATTCTGTGTTTGCTTTTCTGCTTGGTAATACTTTCGAGCCGCAGTCTTCCAGTCCCAGATGCCTTGAGGGTGAAAGTAATCCATTGTTCCCTCAAACCACAGTTCGTACTCAAAGAGTTCGTTATCAACATGAGCAACTTTGGTTTCAAACTTCCACTCACAGTCTCCACCCTCTGGAACGCTAGGCATAATGTCTCGTGCCCATGCTTCAGCCATTGAGTTGATGTGCTTGTCCCAATGCTTTGGGTCTGTGTTGGTGATGTTGATGTTCTTTCCAGTAGAGAGAAGTTCTTTCTGCTTGGAACGGAATGCGTTCACAGCAAAGTTACCAATCTCTGATGTGGTTATTTCTCCACGCAGAACACCCTCAATTCCTGCGTGAACAGCAGTACCCATCATTGCTGAGTCGTTTTCTTTTCGTGTCTCGGGGTGTAGTGCGGTGAGTCTTGCTCGCTCTGGACACATCAGAGCATCACCTAGCCATGACTGACGAACAAATACTTTTGTAACATCATGTCCGTTGTTGTTATCTAATCGCATTTTTTTCCTTTGTTTGTGTGTTTTTGTGACCGTACATGTGTGCGCCGTTGCCAGAGCAACGGTCGCACGATTACTGGCTAGACCCCCCCTTTCCCCCCCATTGTGACAGACAATGAGAGGGAATGCAGGGGTGCTAGAAAACTGATATTGCAGTATCAGTTTTTACAGACCCCACGGACCGAAACCGTTGCCGTATCGAGCGTCTGCGTAGTTGTAAATAGCAAGGGCTGACCTCAGGTTGCGGTAAGGACCAAATAGCCCCTCAGAACGCTTCACAATGCCTCTAGAAGCCAGCCACGGTGTCCAGAAGCCATTGACCTGCACCAAGCCCCTAGAACCCCCATTTGGGTCGTCTGTGTTGTGCTGAGTAGGGTCACACCTGCTTTCACGCCACATCAGATAATCCAATGTCGGTAGTAGCGACTCACGCCAGCCTGCATCAACGGCAGTTTGCCACCATTGAGGACAGCGAGCAGATGCAGAAACATCTACTGGTTCTGGAATGTCGTGCTTGATAAAAGAAGCGGGGGGCACAAAGCCCCCCACAATTACTGAGATTGATATTGCTATTTTTGCTATCAAGGATTACCCCCTTAGTGCTTCCAATAGGACTTCTTCCATCTCCTGCTTGGCAGATAGAAGTTCTTCCAACTCTGCATGAGTTGAGTCGGCTCTACGACCATCACCGAGACGCTGGGTTTTCTTAGCCAGTTGGTCTACGCCGATAGCGAGAGACTTCACAACGGCACGTAACTCAGAAAGAGTTAGTGTTACATCAAGTGTTGGTTCATCTTTGCGATTACTCACGGTAGTTGCCTTTCATTTGCTTTTGCTGATGAGACTGTTAGTGCACGAACTACGTCGTACATGTCTTGCATGGCACTTGCTAATGAGCCCTTTGCGTTACCTTCGTCGTATGTAACGCTTTCTTCGTCCGTAAATCGGATAGAAGAACCCGTTTTTCCGTTGTGCATCATTGTCATTAGACGAACACGCCTACGCTCAGGGTGTTGCGAAGGTGCTACTTCGTCATCGTCATTTCCGTTTTCGGGTCTTGGTGCTGCCCAACCACAAGTAACAATAGCGAAGCCATTGTAACCAGAGTCAAACAACAACACAGCGTTGATTGTGTCGTCAAGCATTTCGTACACATCAGCGTGTTCTGCAATCTTTTTGATTGCTGGAACTTCTCCACGAATGTAATCAACAGCAAATAATATTGCGTTGCCTAACTCGAATGGGTTGCTTGCTTCTTTGTCTACTTTGCTTGCTATTGCATAGTCAATCTCTTTCAAAGTTTGTTCAAACTTCTCTGAGTAGTTGATTGGATTTGTCATTTCTGTTCCTTCTTTCTTTTGTCGATTCTTCCGTTTTGTAATGTGACACCACCCCAAATGCCATATGAATAAGTTGATTGACCGTAAGCCAAACATTCTTTCTTCATATCGCATTCAGAGCAGATTGCTTTTGCTTGCTTCCATTGCCTTGTTTTTTCTCTTGTTGGTGGCCATTCTGGAAACCACCAAATCGTGGGCTGGTCTTTACAATTTGCTTTCGTAAAGTCTACAGCCACAGGCTCAAACATCTGAACCCAATGTCAATCGGTTCTGAATAACCTTGAGCACTTTCTCTGCAATCTCGTTAGACAGATTGGAAGTCATTGACTCAACTTTGTCTTCAACCATGTTTTTGATTGTGTTGTTGTCAATGCTTGCAGTCACCTGCTGTGACACCATGTTCCTGAAACGACTGTTGCTGAGTAGATGGCGAAAGAAACTTTCGTTCTCCCACAATGGTGCTGATAGGTCTACAAGTTCAGAGAAGTCAATGCTGTCACTAACTTCTCTAGAAATTTGAGAGTAGTCAATGCTTTCAAGAACCCAGTTACGCACCTTGCGTGTGTAGTCCCGGCTCTCCATCATTGTCTCTGCAACAGACTGAACAACTGATTCATGAGTTGGTATGCGACCGTTTACATGTCGCTCTACCTCCTCAATGATTGTTGTCTCTAGTGATTGACTGAATAGTGATGGCATTGATGCGCTGTCAAGTGCTACATCAAATTCCATTACTGATGGGATTAGTTTGATTGTTGTCATGGTTAGTCCATTTCTGTGTAGTTGTCGTATGTTGTTTCTTTGAGGTTGGTGTAGATAATGACTTGACCGTCGTTGTCTACATCAATGCTGTAATCGGGTATAAGTTTCGCCAATTCTGTACGGAACTCATACCCGTCAATGAATTTCTTTCTTGTTTTCATTTTGCTTCCTCTGTTTCTGTTTGTTTGTTTGTTGGGTCAAATACTTCACAATAACAAGCATCACACATTTGATACTCATCCATTTCGTGAAGTGTGTATAACTCGTCATTGCATTTCTTGCAATTCATTTGTTATCTCCTGTTTTTGTTTGTTTGTTTGTTTCTTTCTTGAGCGCATCTGGAATGAGGTCATCAAGCGTGACCTCAGTCAGACGAATGTTGTGCTTTGCAAAGTTTCTCTGAAACAGAGCAACATAGTAGTGAGCACGCATTTCTTGTGGTGTCATTATTACCTCCTAGTAATAACTTGGGTGTGTGGTTGATTGTGATTGTGGATTGGCTGGAACAACTACTGCATTTGCAGCGTAAATGTCATCATTGAAGCCATCAAGGTCGTAGACCTGATAGATGGCTGACCAACATGCGCAAGGGTAGTCTGCACCACAGAAGTGGCAAGCACCACACTCATCACAATGAGTTTCCATTACACCAGATGGTGTCTTGTGTGCGTGAGCACAGTTGTAGCACTCAATGAGTTGTGTGTTGTCGTCAATGTGTGTAGTGAACACATCAAACTGTCCCATTTGTTCTTCTGCAAGATACTCAAGTTCGTCGTCGTAATCAGGAATGATTAGACCCTTGTCGTTCTTGTCCCATGATGATACATACGAAGTGCGACCGTAACTGTAATCCCAGTCGTCGTCGTAACCCCAAAGACTGCCAGTACTTGGCTTGGTGTAAGAGGTGTAGGTGAACTGCTCGTATGAGTAGTTAGACCACCACATATCTTTATCCCAATGACCAGACTTCTCATTGAGTATGTACCAGTCTTGCTTTGCATCTTCGTGAGTAGTGAGGAATACCAACTTAGAACCCTTAGCCCATGCTTCGAGTTTCTTGAAGTACTCATCATCATCAAGAGACACAATGCCACCGACAGATGGCATGATGTCTTGCGCAAAGATTTTGGTATCTGAACGCACATCACCCTTAGGAATTGCAACAGGCAGAATGCCGTTGTGACCAACAACAGACTGACTATCTTTGCCCAAGAAGAATGGGTGACAGTTGCTGACTGTCTCGCTACCGTGAGTTGCCCAACGGAAGTGAAACACAGCAGGACCGTTGTGTGTTGGTCGCAAGTCAATGAACTTGTTTGCAACTTCATCAAAGTCCATGCTGTGGCATGTGATGATTTTTTTGCCAGTTGATATTGCGAAACCAAAACCATCTGGGTTGGCTTTGGCTGCAACTCTGAACCTGTCCATGTCTGGTGAGACATAATCAGGAATGAATGTTAGTAAACACATATTGTGTTCCTTTCTTGTTTGTTGTTTGTGTGTGTTTGGAAACTGATATCGCAGTATCAGTTATCGTCGCCGTGAGATGAGCAACGCTCAGCGATACGGTCAGACAGAATGGAATAACGCTCTTGGGTCTTGACCCAAGAACGGAATGAACGGAACGCCAAAGCGTTGCCAGACATAACACGCTGAGTGTCACACTCTGTCTCGGTGTAGGTGAAGACTGCATCACAGAACTGCAATGCAGACTGCACAGTCTTGGGGTTGAGTGAAGGCTTGAAGAAACGCAACTCAACGGTGTGACGGTTCTGCAAATTGACAGCACAGTAACGCTCGTTGTTACGCTCTTCGTTCTTGGCAAACTTCATCAACGAAGATGATGTGCGAGTGACATAGTTGCCATCAACATCATAATCATTCCATGAATTGAGGAAGTAACCCTTGTCAAAGTTAGCCCAACGCTGGCTATCACGACCAGCGAAACGCTTCACATCACTAGCGTTGTCAAGTATCAACTTGAAGAACTTGAACAAGTGCTTCTCATCTTTGAACGCTGAGCGTGACAAGTGAATGTGCAGACCACAAGTGCCTGTGTCCCACGACTTGCAACCTTTCTTGATGAGACCAGAGATACCGTCCCATGCAAAGTGTTCCATTGCAAAGCCCAATGTCATTGGGTGTGAAACAATCTCAAAGCCATGGTCAAGTGAACCATCTTCCTTGAGATACACAATGTCTTCGCTTGTCGTGTTGATTGTGTTGAGTACAAACTCTGCACAGTCATTACGACTGACACGACCGCTTGCCTCCAATTCCAACTCAAAGCCCATGTACAACTGTGTACGGTTCAATGATGTTTCTTGGTCAATGACGGTTGCATAGTACGACTTGTGACCGTCGTCGTTGAGGAAGATTGGAGAAGGCTTGTGTGAATAACAGTTGATTGGACTGTCGTTCACATATTCTTCTTCTTCTTGCTCACGCTCACAAGCATGCTCGTAGTCAGCGTGGCAATCACAACAACGCAAGTTGTCGTCGTATTCGTTTGTGTACATGTCGTCTGCATCCATGGTTTCACCACAGTCGTAGCAATCGACATAATCTATATTTTCATTGAGTGGCATGATAGCCCTTTCTGTTTGTATGTGTATATGGTTTCTCACAGTATTACCCGTGAGCGAGAATGCACCAAAGTATGGGGGAACTCTGATGCACTCTCGCCCACGCAAACTGATACCGCAGTATCAGTTTGTATGAGCATTGCTTACGCAACCTGTTCGGAATGAATATCACCCGACTTTGGCATAGCAAATAGCAACTCGTCAAGTTGCTTGCGTAAACGCTTGTTTTCTTCTTGCAATAATTGGATATCTGCTTCAGCGTTATCCAATGTTGCTCTGATTTGCTTGAGTTGCATCTTGATGTAACTACTGGTCATGAGTTGTCTGCTTTCAGTCTGTTGATTTGAGCAACAAATTTCTTTAGTTGCTTGTCAAATTTTTTCATGTGTTTTTCGTACTCCTGCCACGGTTTCTCAGGTGCATTGAGCAACTCGTGACAAGCCTTGTACATTTTGCGTGTATCGTCTACATCTTCCACGAGCCACACATCATCTCCGTAAATAGTAGAGAAAATGCTGTCAAGCAATTCC